CGCGCGCATACGAGCCGCCGGAGACCTCGGTGCCGCCGCCGGCGTCGGTAGGCGCGGCGGTGAACAGCGCCACATAGATGGTGGGCAGCGACCCGATGGAGGTCTTGCCGGTGGTGTGATCGAGCACCTTGCGCGACCAGTAGTCGGACATGCCAGACATCTATCCCTCCTATGGCTGATTTACGATGCGCGCCGCGGGTTAGCCCGCGGCGCGCCAGAGACCGCTTAATCGTTGGCGACGAGACGCACCGCCAAGCGCGGGCGCTTGTTGACGGGCAGGATGGAGGCCTCGGTCTTGATGTCGATGACGCTGCCGTCGGGGCGCGCGATCTGTCGCGCGTAGATCGGCAGGCCCACGGTGTTGACGGTCTCGATCAGGTTCGCCGGCGCCCCGTAGGTCACAAAGGTGTCCATGGTGCCGAGCGTGAAGGCGGCGCCGGCGGAAAACGTGCGGCGGTCCTCATAGCCGCCGAAAACGCAGACGCTCGGCGTTCCCACCGCCTGGGCCAGCGGAATTATCATGCCGGGCGCGGCGAAGATCAGCGCCGCGCGCCGGATGAGGCCGATCAACGTTTCGAGATCGAGTTCGCCGCGATGGAATTCCGCGTCGGCCCGTATCGGCTCGCCCACGATCCATTCCACATTCGGCACGAAATCGCCGATGCTGATCACGTGGTACCGATCACGGATCGAGCGGAACAATTGCGCGTAGGCGGCATGATCGGGATTGCGCAGCTCGCCGCTGTCCCATTCGCGCCGCACGTGCAATGGGCGATAAATGAGGATCGGCTTATCCGTGGCGAATTGCGCGATCACCCGATCCGCCGCCGCAAGCCACGGCTCCGGCACGGGCAGGCGGAAATCGAGATCGTCGCGCGGCAACAGGCAGAAGCCGAGCATGGCGGCGGGGATGGAGCCCCATTCCCGCACGCCGTCGACCTGATACCAGACCGTTATCCGCGCCGCGTTGCGCGCGATCGGCCGGCGGCTGTAACAGGCCGCCTGCCGAAGCTGGTTCTTGTGCTGCGTGCGCAACCCGGTCTTGGCCGGGATCAGGTGCAGCCGATCGCAGGTCAGGTCGTGATAGAGCGACGGCCAGGGGGTTTCGAGCCAAATTTCCCGGCCTCGCTTCAGCAGCGCGCGCACGACGACGCGCTGATGCACGTTGTCGCCCAGGCCGCGCATGCCGACGAGATGAACGGGGCGACCCGCGTCGAGCGGTCGGATCGCGCCACCGCGCAATTGCCGCAGGCGCAGCGACACGGCACGCTAGGATGCTCAGCCGAGGCGCACCAGGCCCGTGGTTGCCGTTTCCGCCGCATCGGCGACGGCGACGCCGATCAACGGCGTGTAGGTGTCGTCAGTGGTGCAGGCGGCGCCGTCGAAATAGATGAGGTCGCCCACCCCCCATTGCTGACCGGCAACCTTGGGCAACTCGAACACGCCCATGGTCTTGATCGGCACGGACTCGCCCGATGCAGCGGCGCCGACCGCCACGCCGATCAAATTGCCGATGCGCACAAGATCGCCCGAGGCGATGGTTCCGGGCGCAGTCACGGTGATGACGTCGCCGGATTGCACGAAATTCTTCATATCGCATTCTCCTGCGTTTCACGTGAAAAACACGGGCGGCGCATGCGGCGCCGCCCGCAAGGTGCGGAGCCACAGCGAGGCGGCGTGGCTCCGTGGGAGGTTTGGGTTTTAGTCTGCGCTGCGCAAGAGGCCGCGCCAATCGAGCGCCTTGGCGGCGAAGTCGTGCCGCACCTTGAACTCGACGCCATCCAACTCGAAACCGACGCGCTGATCGAGGAACGGCTCGGTCTGCCCTTCGAGCCGGGCGTATTCGATCGTATCGATTAGATTCGGATCGGCGGCGAGATACCAGGCGCTTGTGCCGAACAGGCGCGGCTCCTCGATGATCTGCAAAGAGCCGGCGAACGGATTGACATCGTCCGGCTTCGCCGGAGTGGTCTGTGCCATGAGCTTGCGCGCCTCGATGGCGCGCGGCCCCGGCGGCACCAGGATGAAGCGCGGCCGTGCGGCGATATAGTCCTCGCCGCCCAAGTCCTTCTGCCCTGCCATTATCTCCCATGCCTCGGCAAGCGCCTGTTCGGTGACCTGGACAGAAGTGATAACGTTGCTGTGTTCAGCGCTGAACAGAGCGAACCCGTCCGCCATACCCGGATTCGACGTGAGCTCGGCATAGACCAGCGCCGATTCGAGATCGGCGGCGCGCTGGCCAGCGGTGGATAGCGCGCGGTCGAAGGCGCGCAGATCGTCGTTGACGATCGCCTGCCGCGTGAGCGCGACGATGCGGCCGAAGGTGGCGAGCTTGTAGGTCTCGCGCCCCTCGGCGATGGTGCCGTAGGAGAATTCGGCACCTTCCGCCACCGGCTTGAGCGTCGGGAAGTTGCCGACCTGCGTCGGATACATCGGCTTGAAGTCGGTCGCGGTAATGCCGCGCGTCCAGGCCTCGAACGTGCGCGGCGTGGAGGCATAGGCCTGCCGCAGCCGCTTGCCCGCCACCGCCGCCAAAATCAGCGGGAAATCCGACGTCGAGTGATATCCCGCCGCCCGCGTCGCCGTGTAGGCGACTTCGTTGGCGGTCATGCCGCGCGTGCGCGTGCCCGCCGTCTCAAGGCAGTCGCGCGCCACGTCGACGAGCGACATGCCGCGATACTCCTTGGCGCGGTCGGTGAGCTGGAACACCGTGGGCGCCGCGCGATGCAGGATCGCCTCGGCCAGCGCCTCGCGCCGCGTCACCGTGGCGTCGAGGCCGCCGGCCGGCATCGAAATTTGCGTGTGCCCGACGCCGCGCGAGTCCTGCTCTTCGAGCTTGCGCAGCACGGCATCGCGCGCCTGCGGCACGGAAACCCCGCGCGCCACCAGATCGTCGACGAACGCCTCGTCCAGCTTGAAGCGTTTGCCGAGCGCCTGGATCGCGGCGATGCGCTCGCGCTCCTCGCGCCGCACCTCGTCGACGTTCGGCTGCGGCGCGGAAGCCATCGGCGTCGGCGCGGGCGCCGGTGCCGGAGGCGGAGCCGCATTCGGCGCGCTACCGCGCTTATCGAGCGTGTCGATCAAGTCGCCCTGTTCGCCGGCGACGGGCGTGTCATGCTTGGTCATCCTTGACCCATCAGGTTGCGCCGCCGGCTTGGCGGCAAGATCGTCGCCCCGGACCACGACGCATGGCGCGAGCGCCGCATCGCTGCGGATGTGCGCTCCCGGGTCCGCCGCGACGGGCACGGCGGAGATTTCCAACGGTTCCCAATCGACGGCGCGCCAGAGTTCCGGCTCGCCGTCGCGCTTCTCCACCTCGTACTTGTGCACTTGGTAGCCGACCGACACCTGGCGGATGATGCCATCCTGAATGTCACGGAAGATCGCCTCGGCGCGCTCGCTGAAGCGCACCGTGGCGACGCCCCTGCCGTCGACGATGCGCGCCGAGCCCGGCTCGACCACGCCGATGATGCCGTCGAGTTCGAAGGCGTTGTGCGCATCGAGGAACGGCGCGCCGGAGTTCAGCCGCTCAAGGCGCACCGCGCCGGGCTCGACGACGAGTTCCTCGTCGACATCCTCGGCAAAAAACCGCCGGCGCCGCACGCGCGCGCCGGTGGTCCAGATCACCTCAACCGTGCGCTTCTCGGTATCGGCCGTTTCCGCGCGCAGGTCGACTTCGCGCGCGAGCCGCGGCAGCATCAGGTTCTTCTGCGTCGGCATTTCCTTCGCTCGCTTTCTGCAATTGTCCCTGTTGCGACACCTTGCGCGGATCGCTGTCGAGCACGATGCCGAGCCGATCGAGCACGGCATTGGTCTCGGCGATCTCCGCAAGGATCGCATCCGGGTTGTAGCCGCGCGCGGCGATGGCCTGGCGCAGCGTCTTGGTGCCCATGCGGATTTCCATCAGGTCGGCGGCGGCGTCCTTCTGCGGGTCGACCGCCTCGAAGCCGCTCGGCTGCCAGGTGACGGCGGCCGCTGGCTCGGGCACGAGTCCGGCGGCCCAGGCGCTCTCGACGAACCAATCCCATACCGGCTGGCAGAACACCGGGATGACGAGCTGCCATTGCAACGCGCTGACCATGCGGCGGAATTCCACCAGCCCCGCGCGGATCGACGAATAGTTGACCTGGCTCAGATCGCCGGTGAGCAACTCATAGGGGATGCACCAGCCCGCGGCGATGATGTGCAGTTGCGCGCGCAGCCATTCGCTCACGCCGGCCACCGCCGCCGGCTGATTGAATTCGATGTCCTTGGCGCCGCGGGCATAGGCAATCAGGCCCGGCTCGAACTGCTCGACGACCTTGCCGTCGGAATCGGTGACCGACGGGGCGATGCCCTGCTCGGCATCGTCGGCGGCGGTGACGATGCCGACCAGGCAAGCCTCGGTCTTCTTGCGGACCAATTCCGCATTGGTCCAGTCGTCGAGATCGCGCAGCGCGCGGATGACCGGCGCGCCCCACGGCACGCCGCGCTGCTGCACGCGGTCGCGCCGGAAGAGATGCACCATGCTGTCCGCCGGCACGCGCGACGACGAACGGCTTGCCACAAGCGTCGCGCCGATATCGCCGGGATGATCGGCGAACAACCAATAGGCAACGCGGCGGCCGAGCGCGTCGTATTCGATGCCGCGCACGATGCGCCCGCCGTTGCCGCGCAGGCTATCGGTGCGCGATTCGTCGAGGTGATCGGCTTCCAGCGCCTGCAGTTGCAGCGGCACGATCAAGCCATCTTCCGCACGCCGCATGCGGCGGCGAATGAAACACTCGCCCGCTTCCACCATCTCGCGCACGGCGAGCGTGGTGAGCGCATGGAAATCCCCGCGCCCGTCGGCATCGCATTGCGCCGACCAGCGCGCCCATAATTCGTCGAGGCGCTTGTTCAGCGCCGCATCGCCGGTGGCGGCGTAGGGCGTGAACCCGTCGCCGACGATGTTGTTGACCCAGGACGCCACCGCCTTCGCTGCGTGCGGGTTGTTGCGCACGAGATCGCGCATGCGGTTGCGCAAGATCGCTCCGGCGGCGGCAATCTCGCTATCCGCCGATGTGCCGGGCGTGCGCCAGCCGTCGGTGCGGCGGCCCTGCGCGGCGCCGTCATAGGCGCGGCGCGAGAGGTTCGCGAACGCCAGCCGTCCGGCCAGGCGCTTTGCACCGTAGCGCGGCGCGATCCGGGCGATGGCGCGGTCGAGCAGCGTCGGCGCAACCGATGAGGCAATGCCGGCCGATCTCATCGATCGCCCCGGCCGAATGCGGCATAGCCGGCGACCGGGCGCGGCCGCCCTTGCGCCGCGGCCATCGCCCCCTCGATGGTCTCGATCCGGCGTTTCAGATCGGCCTCCGAACCGTATTCGACGGTCTTGCCGTCATAGCTCACCCGCAGCGTGCCGCTCGCGTAGGCGCGGCGCAATGCATCGAGCTCGGACTGCGTCCATGCCATCAGAACCATCCCTTGCGGCCGCCAAGCCAATCGGATCGACGTTTTTCGCCCGGCGGCGTCGGCGGCCTGAGCTGCCCGGCGGGCGGCGCAGCCGGTTCATCGGCCGCATGCAATTGCAGCTCGAACGAGCGCCACTTCTCGTTCGACCAGCGGTCGATGCCGACCAGCCACGCCGCCGCGCGCGCATAGACGCGGCAATCGAGCGCCTCGTTGCGCTCGCGCATCTGTTGCCATTCCAGCTTGGCGAACCCGCGTTTGGTCTTCACCGTAACGAGTTGCTCGGCCACAAGCTGCTTGATCCATTCGGCGGTGACGCCGAGCGGAATGTGAATGTAGCCGTCCGGATAGACGGCGCCGGACTTGATCTCCTCGTCGGTCGGCCGATCGAGCCGCAGAAAGCGATAGGTTTCGGACTTGAACACCGCGACCGAAACGTTCCAAACTTTCGCGCCGCGCCGAAGTTTTTTTCCGCCCTCGCCCACATCGACATATGAGGGGCCGTCGACCGGCGTCGAGCGGTCGAAACCATGCGCGCCCTTGACGGCGATCGCCTGGCCGGCGCCGGTACGGCGCACCCAGGCATAGACCTGCGACGTGGTGCGGCCGTCGCCGGAGTCGACCGCAAGCCGCGCCAGCCGCATGTGGGCGCCGTCCTCGTGCTTCCAGGTCTGGTCGAGCAGCTCTGTGAGCCGGCTCCACACCTCCTGCCGCGAAGTGTCGCCTTCTAACACGACATGATCGACGAGCCAGCTTTCCAAGCGCCGTCCCCAAGCCCACACATCGACCTCGATGCGGTCGTGCTGCACGTCGGCGCCGGCGGTCAGCACCAGGCCGCCGCGCGGCACCAGGCCTAATTTCCCCTCGCGCCGCTCATAGAGCCGCTGCCAATCCGGCGCCTCGCCGCGTTCCTGCCAGCTCTCGCCGAGCAGCGTGTTCTTTGCCGTCTTGATCGCGGCGTCGTTGCCCTGCGCCGCCTCCCATTCGCGCGCGATCTGCGCCCACGACAGCCAGCCGACCGGCGAATAAAGGCCCGAGATGTGAAAGCCGATCACGTGCGGATCGCTGCTTTCCGCCGTCGCCCGCCATTCGCCGTTCGCGAGCATTTCCGTCTTGCAATGCTCGGGGATACCATGCTCGCAATGCTCGCAGATGTATTGCGCCGTTTCCGGCTTGCCCTTGTCCCAGCGCAGGCGCTCGAATTTCAGCCATTGCATCGCGCCGCAATGCGGGCACGGCACGAAGTAGCGCCGCTGATCGGAGGCCTCATATTCGCGCTCGATGCGCGAAAGCCCCTTGATCGTCGGCGTGCTCACGATGAAAATTTTCCGCCGATGACCGAACGTCCGCGTCCGCGCGATCGCGAGCGCAACCGGATCACCCTCGCCGTCGACGTCGCCCGGATAAGCGTCCACCTCGTCCAGGAATACCCAGCGCGCCGGCATCGAGCGCAAGCCGACGGCGCTGTTGGCGCCGGCGAGCACAAGCTGGCCGCCGGCGAAGCGCTTTGCGAACACCGTGTTGCCGGAATCGCGCGAGCGCGCCGGCATGATCAGCGCCCGCAGCTCCGGGCTTTCCTCGATCAGCGGCTCGATGCGCTGCTGCGAGAGCCGCTTCGCCAGATCGGTCGTCGGCTGCACCGCCAGGAACGGCCCCGGCGCCTGGTGGATCACGTAGCCGATCCAGTTGTTGCCGGCTTCGGTCGCGCCGACCTGCGCCGCCTTCATGAACACGATCCGCCGCGCCGGATGCGACGGCGACAGCGCGTCCATGATCGCCCGCATGTAGGGCGTGCGCTCGGTGCGGTAGCGGCCGGCCTCCGAGGCCGCGCGCGACGACAGAATGCGGTAGCGATCCGCCCATTGCGAGACCGTCAGCGCCGGGTCGGGCGCAAGGCCCCGCGCCCAGGCACTAACAACGTCGGCCTCGCCGTCATAGCCTGCTCCGGACCCCGATCCGGGGGCTTTAGCGGAGCTCGACGCGGACGTCCGAGAGCGCGGCGAGGTGCTGTCGGACATACGATTCCAAAACCGTTTCCATAGCGTGCGGATCGACGCGCAGTTCGGCCGCCATCAGCGCCGCCACGCGCGGCGGCCAGTTGAGCCATGAATCGCGCTCCTCGCGCGCCAGCCGGAACACGAGCGCGGTGGCGCGAGCCCGGTCGATGAGCTCGCCGCGGCGCTCCTGCAGCTTGAGCCGCGCCAGATGCGCCTTGGCGATCTCGTGCGCGGTACGCGCCTGCACGAAGGTGACGTTGCCGCCCGCAGGCAGACCCTGCTCTTTCAGCGTCTCGCGCACCGAACCGACCGCCGCTTCCGGCACCGGCTTGATCCGCGCTGGCTTGTCGGCCCGCTGGCGCTGTTTGCTCGGGTCGGTCATGGCGGCGCGCCGAATGTCGGAGGCGCGCGCGTCGATCGAGCCGTCGGGGAACAACACCAGCCTTCCGGCAGCACGCGCCTTCTGCACGGCACCACGCGAGATGCCAGCATGGGCCGCATATTGCCGGTCACTCATTCCCTCATCGGCGACATGAGGCGGCTCTGCCTCATGCTGCTCGCGCGATCTTAAGTTCATCGAACGCACAATCATCAGCCTCGCGAACGGCTTTGCCGCTGGCAAAGCGCTGCCACCGCTCCACGATCACGTCGCAGTAGCGGGGATCTATCTCCATCGCGAGGCAGGTTCGCCCCATGCTCTCCGCGGCAATGATTGTCGAGCCGCTGCCGGCGAACGGTTCGTAGATCAGATCGCCGCGCTTGCTGTTGTTGAGGATCGGCCGGCGCATGCACTCAACCGGCTTCTGGGTTCCATGCACGGTCGCTTTGTCCTCGTCGCCGGCATATCCGATCTGCCAGACCGTCGATTGATCGCGCGCGCCCTGACAGTGACCGCTCGCGCCCCTGCGCACCGCGTAGAAGCAAGCCTCGTGCTGCCAGTGATAATCTCCACGGCCGAGCACGAAGCGCGGCTTCACCCAGATGATCTGCGAGCGAATCTGGAAGCCGCAGGCCTCCAGGCTCTCGGCGACCGTGCGCGCATGCACGCCCGCGTGCCAGACATAGGCGACGTCGCCCGGGAACAGAGTCCACGCCTCGCGCCAATCGGCCCGGTCGTCATTCGAGACACGGCCGGTGCGCGCGGTCGCCGACACGCCGGCTTCGTTGCGCCAGGCCGGATCGTAGTCGACTCCATACGGCGGATCGCTGACGAGCAGGTGGGGTGTCGCGCCGCCGATCAATCGTCCGACGTCGTCGGCACTCGTGGCATCGCCGCAGAGCAATCGATGCTCACCGAGCAGCCAGAGATCACCGGGTCGCGTAACGGGATCGGCGGACGGCTCCGGAACGCTGTCCTCGCCGTCCGCCTGGCCCCCCGCCGCATCAAGTCCGTCGAGCAGACGATCCAGCTCGTCCTCGCCAAACCCGAGGAGACCGAGATCGAGGCCATCCTCCTTGAGCCGAGCCAGCTCGGCTGCGAGCAGCTCGTCATCCCAGCCGGCGTTGAGCGCGAGCTTGTTGTCGGCGATCACGTAGGCGCGGCGCTGCGCCTCGGTCAGATGATCGAGCACCACGACCGGCACGGCATCGAGCCCGAGACGGCGCGCCGCCTCGAGGCGACCGTGCCCGGCGATCACCGTGCCGTCGCCCGCGATCAGCACCGGATTGGTCCAGCCGAATTCGACGATGCTGGCGGCGATCTGCGCCACCTGCTCATCCGAGTGCGTGCGCGGGTTGCGCGGATAGGCGGAGAGCCGGTCGAGCGGCCAGAACTCGATCCGTTCCGGCGCAAAGCGCAAATGGCGATGGCTTCCCAAAATTTTTGCCTGCCGCTGGCGACCGATCGCGCCTTCGCCGCCCGCATACGCCGGCCGCCGGGAAGAACCTAAGCCCGCCCCCATTTCAGAGCGCAAATCGGGAGAATGCGCGCTGAGTAGCACGCAGGCGTCGCAAGGTCAAGGTATCGCGCCGCGCCCGCGAGCGTGGGGCGGGAGGAGAAAGGGAGGAGGTGGGGGAGGAGATCACGGCGAGGGGGATGCGCGGCTCGCCCCAGCGCCACAACTGCCACCAGCGCGGCGGCGTCCAGCCGGCGGCTCTAGCGATCCGCACGGCGGCCGCCATAGCCTCGGCAGCCGTCGGCCAGCCGTGCGTGCTGCACGTATGAGTGCCTGCGGCGTCACGCCAGCGGATCGTGTATCCGTAGCCTATCGCTCGCCGAGGCCCGGCGAGTAGTCCACGTTGGCCCAGATCAGCCTCGGCGGCCATCCGATGTTCTGCACGCCGAGATACATGGCTCTCTGTGGCCCCTGTATACGTCATTGTGCCGTATATGCCTATGCGGCAATGTGCCGCACCCAGCACACGCTCGCCGCTCAGCGGGCTCGCCTGCGCACGCTGGTGCGGGCGGAGCGGATCTTGGCCGCGCTCGCCGCCGCGCTACCAAACGCTAACGCGCCAAGTGGTATCTCCCGCGAGCGAGGATGAGGCAGGCGATCGACATCGAGCGGCTGCTGTGCTGGGCGTACCGGGATGAGTTGCCCAAGCGCGACCTCTCGGCCTCGGGGTGGGATTCCGTCGCTGGCTACCTCGCCCGCGGCGGGGTGGCGGTCGACGTGGATCCCTGGGAGGCATATCTGCGCCCGCAGCGCTATGCCTATATCGGACCGCCGCATCGCGATGCGATCATGATCGAGGCGATGGTGGCCCGACTCGAGGACGCAGTGATCGAGTGGCCAGCGGCGCAATCGATGCTGCTCGGCGAGCTCGCGCCCTATCTGACCCCGGAGGCGGAGTGGATCATCCGCCGGCTGCGCGCCCACACCGCAGGTCTCGTGCGCGCGCACGCGCGCATGGGGACGCGACCGATGTGGGACGTATACTGGCGGCTCGGGCCGATGCTAGCGCCCAACAACCGGCCGATCGTGCAGTATATCGACCGCCACGGGCGACTCGTGATTTGCCACGGGGGGAAACGCGAGTGGCTGCGCGGCGGCCGCTGTCCGCTGCGTCTGTACCTTGGCGCGCGGCCGGGCGAGCGTGATCGGCTCAGCGAGCGTCCAGGCGGTGCGCTGGCGGAGATCGCCAGCGCGCGGTGGGAATATCTGGCATGGCACGCGGGGCTGTGCGCGCTCGTGACGATGGCAGAATCCGGCTGGCAGCTTGATCGGTTTCGGCCTTTGCCGCCGCGCGCCGCGCGCGTGCCATGGCGCGACGGTGTCGAGCCGCAGCCTAGGATTCTGAGCCCAATCGAGCCGTCGTAACCGCGCATCAACCATACGCAGGCGATACACTTGTGCGGCTCGACGGATTGACTAGCCTCCGAGGCGTTGCACTACGCCCGGCGGCCGCCGCAGCCCCGGGCGTATGTTTTTGGCGCGCCGCAGCCCAGATCCCCCTCAGCGGCGCGTCCGGCGCCCCACGCGCCATCGCGGCCCATCTCTCCCCGGATGGGCCGCACAATTTTCGATCGATGATGGGCCGCTACCGCAAGACCGACCAGCGCCGCTCGGCGTCCGTCCCGGCCGAACTCGCGCCAGACTACGTGCTGCGCCTCGTGCTGCCGCGCACGCTGGCCTATGCCGTGGCGCCCGGGCCGACCGGCCTGCCAGGCGTGACGGTGCTGCGCGGCGACGTGGTGGAGACGCGCGGGCGCCGCTGGCAGTGGGTGGTCGAGCAGACCGCTGCTTACGTCGGCGGCCTCGCGCGTGCCGCGGCTCAGCAGGTGACCATGCAGGCCGTGCTGACGCGCGACGCCTATCCCGGCCTTACCGCCGAGGCACCGTGGCGCCCTGCTGTGCGGCGTTCGCTCGCGCTGATCGTCGTGCCGTGGGCCGCCGTGGTGATTCCGCGCGCGCTCGATCCTGCTATGATCGTGCCGCTTCGCCCATGACCACAGTCGAGCGCCTACGCCGCCGCCATCCAGTGCCCAGCCCGCTGCCCAGCCCGCGCCCGACCGAGTTGGCGCAGCAAGGCATGACGCCGCGCGAGATCGCCGACGCGCTGGCCAAAATCGAGCAGCAAGCACGTCGCCTGCGGCCGCCGCTGCGGCAGGAGCCCGAATCGTTCCACGAGGACAAATCCGAACTGCTGCGACTGCTGCGCCTGCTTGAGGCCGCCGTGCGGCGCGGCCTGCCCTGTCCGGAGCATCTGCGATGATTGACGACCGCGAGGCTGCGATCGAGGCGGCGCGCATCGAGGCCGAGATCGAGGCCGAGCACGGCACCGTCGACATCCAGCGCGTCGTCGTGTGCCAAGGGCCGCCTTGGTGTTACGGCTCGAATGGTTGCGCCTGGTGTACCGTGGTCACGATCCATCCGGACGGCCGCGTCGTGCGCGCCGAACCGCCGCTACCGGTGTAGCCACCATGCCATGGACTGCCGATGATGCGCGTGCGAAGACGCGCAAGGCCAACACGCCGGCAAAACAGCGCCAATGGGCCGCCGTCGCCAACAGCGTGCTGGCGCGCGGCGGCAGCGAGGCGAGCGCCATCCGCCAAGCCAATGCGGTCGTGGCGCGGCCGCGCAGCCGGCTCGCCCGCTATCGCGCCTAATGGCCCGCCCGAGCAAATATTCGCCGGTCATTGCGGCCACGATTTGCAGCGCAATCGCCGACGGGGTGTCGGTGCGCAAGATTTGCGCGCTGCCGGAATTCGCTCGTCTTGCTCAGATCGGTCGTGGTCATATCAGCCATCACTTGATTTCGAGCTGGATTGCGCACGGGCCGCATAGCTCACGCGGCAGGCCATGCTCACAGCGGCTGGTAACGCCATTGCGCGCTGCCGCTGCGCTACCCCGCGGCGCTTCGAACTCAATGGGCGCGGCCGGGAGCGCCCGCCGCACCGCCGCCGCGTCGCCATCAGCTAGCGTCTCTCTGGCGCCAGCCATCCGATTTCCTCTTTTATCTGCCGATCAGTCACGCGACCGCGACCGCCACAAAACCAGCACGAAATTATCGACTCGCAACATCGCGGGCACGACCGCGTAAATGTATGGGGGTCCCACTCCACATCGAGCGGGATGACAGCAATCGCCATTGCCGAGAACGGCGAGAGGCAGAGCATCTGGAGGAATTTACGGCGCTGCATCGGTCACCTCGTCGCCATCCCCCACAGCACCGCCAGCTCGTGCAGGCACTCGCGGAACCGCCGCCCGAGATAATCCCGACCGCGCCGCGTCACGAGCCAGCGCGCCCGCGCCGCCTCGCGCAGCGACAGCCCGCGGCCGCAGATATCCTCCATCAAGCGGTACCCGCGCGCACCGAGCTGGGCGCGGCTCGCTTCCAGATCGCGCATCGCCCGCAGTTGCGCCTCGCCCGGCACGTCCGGCGGCCGCCCGCCGTCCACCCGCTCGCGCGTCGGATCGATCCCGCGCGCGCCACCGAGCTGCGCCAGCTCGTAGGCGCGCTGCCAGCGCCGCCCCGCCTCGTATTCATGCCGCGCAACCTCCCCGCGCGACCACAGCCAGGCGAGATGATCGTCGCGCACCTGCACCAGCGCCCTGCCGGGATCGCCGTAGGGATCGACGATCTCTACCTCCGCGGTGCGTATCTGCGGTGGCACGTCGCTCGCGCGCAGATCATGTTTTTTGCTCATCTAATCTCATGGCTGGTGGCCCGAGCGCATCAGCGACCCGCTCTGGCCCACTGTACTGTGCGGTATCGGATTGGTTTGCTTCCACCACATGGCGGCGATCCTCGTTGAGCGATTCGATAAGCGACAGGGAAATCAGCCGGCCGTCGGAAGTGTAGACCGGCGCGCGGCCGGCCGCCCTATAATCGCGCAGGATGAACTGATCGCGCTCGGCAAGGATTTTGCTAATCTGAGCGTCGGACTTTTGTTCGCGCGCCGCATTCGCCTTGAGCGCATCGAGCGCCCGACGCACCTGTGCATCGACACGCGCCTGCTCCTCCGGCGTCCGAGTGCGCTTCTCCCACTGTTCCGCTTCGTAGTTGTCACGCTCCCGCCATTGCTGTTCGAGTTGCCGCAACCGTTCTTCCTCCCGGTTGCGCCTTTCGATGATGGCATCGCAGAAATCGCGGACCTCCTTGACCGTCGGAAGCCATTGGCACCTGGACGGCAGCCCCGAGCGCGGGTCGGTGGCCAAAACCACAACATCGTCCGGATATTCGTCGAGCACCGCGCAAATGGCGGCCGCATACACTTCCGGGTCAGCCGCTTCGTCCCTTCGGTAGCAGCCGCACAATATCCGGACCCTCTCCAACCGGAGCGAGCTGCGGTCGCGGGCCGAAGCTAATTCCTTCGACCGCGAGGCGTTCTGCAGCGCGCCCAACGCTACGATCCCGATCGGGCGTATCGTATCGTCCATTCGCCTTGCCTCCTCTCTTGCCGATGATGACCCTCAGGTGGCGTTCGATCCACGCGACGGGATCGACGATCCGGTTTCGCTCGGCCTCCTCGATCAAGCCGACGACGTGGATTGCCTCATCCTCGACCAGCTTGAGCCAGCGGCCGAGCAACGAGCGGCAGGCGTTCGGCGTCCTGCCGGTGATCGCCGCGAGCTTCGAAAGTCCGGTGCTGAAAAGCTCTGTTCTCGGGTCGGCTGCCGCCGAAGGCGGCGCGCGAAGCGCGGCATCGCCATCAGCAGGCACGACGCTCATTTTTTGCTGCGTCGCAGTATTTTTTTGCGACGCACACGGCAGACAAACACTCTGACTCTCTATAGGTAACTCTGTCTTTATCTCTGTCTTTATCTCTGTCTCTGTCTCTCTCTCTTTCTCTGGGCTAGCATCCTGCTTGCGCTCTGCTAGCGGCGCGCTAGCGTCATGCAAGCATGGTGCTAGCAACGTGCTAGCAGCCTGCTTGCATTCGTCTACGTCGTTCTCAATGCTGAAAAATCCGGCCTGAATGAGAGGATCGAGCGCCGCGACGAAATCCGGCTCGGCCATGTGCAGCCGAAAGGCGATCTGCTTCACGCTGCCGACGATCTGTCCGTCCCTGTATTCGCTCGCCAGCAGCCAGAGCAACGGCGCTAGCGCCCTGCTAGCAACCGGCAAGCAGTGAAATTCGTAGTCGTCGAGAAGTTGCCGGTGCAGCTTGATCCAGCTCGGCGACCGGTCTTTGTAGTGCTGGAACCGCTCCCAGTGCTTGGGCGTGATCTTGACCTTCATGCCGCCATCTCCTTCCGCGCCTGTTCTGCATTTTCCTCCGCCTCCCGTTCCTGCTTCGGCCGCCAGGGCCGGAACGCGACCGCCGCATGCGCGGCGCAGTACGAGCCCGCCTCCGTCGGTCGGCCGCAGAACGTGAACGGGCCTTCGCCGTAGGGCCAGCGGCAATCGCCAGCGGAGAGATCGAGCAGATCGAGATGCAATGGGCACGGCTCGGGCGCCGCCGCCGGCGCGGCCGGCCGCAGCTTTTCCGTCCGGCGCGGCACGATCCGCAGCAACGGCCGCTGTTTTTTCCGACGGTCGCCAGGAATTCTCGGCTGCGCGATCTTCGGCTTCTTAAGCTGCATCCGGTGCGCCTTGCCGATTACCGCATTGCGCGAGATCCCGAGTTCGACAGCGATCTGCGCCGCCGACATCATGGGCCACAGCTCGACGAGCCTGGCGATCATCGCGTCAGTCCACATTGCTTTGCCCATGGCTTGCCTTTTTTGTCTCAGGTTCGACCGGACGGCAGGCGCAAACCCACTCGCAGGCGATGCTGTAACGGCGATGCACCGGCCCCAAGTCGTAGGCCGGACACCAGCCGAGCCGGAGATAGTCGTCGAGCTGTTCCCAAGTGACGTAACGAAAAATTCGAATCATGCGGCGCACTCCGCTTCGTAGCCAATGCATCGGCGCCATGTGGGAACGCTGCCGCAAACCTCGGCAATCGGCACGATGCGGCACTCGGTCCTGTTGCATTGCTCGGTGACGCTGACCGGATAGGACGTGTGCCGCGGCCAGAACCAGTCTTGCAATTGCGGGAAGTCGATCAGATAGCAATCGAGCTGCGTTTCGGCGCGATTGGCAAAACAATACAGCAGATAGTCGGCCTGGCCGTAAAACATCCAGCCTGGGCTTTCGCGCTTCGCAACCGTGCAGCTCTTGGTTTCGAGCGCGAAGGCGGTATAGGGCCGATCCGTCTTCGGCCAGCGGACTATTTTTTCCTCGATCGAAATCGCGCCGCCGTCCCTGCGCTGCACGATGGTGTCGACCGCATAGCGTTTTTGCAGAATCGTCGCCATGCGGCCCTTGTCGACCGTCACGTAGCGGCCATCGAGCGCATATTTGCCGTAGAAGAGCGGCGCGAGAATTTTGTCGCGCAAGCGACGCTGGCATTCGTTGTCGCGGACGAATTCGTTCATTCGGCGGCCTGTTGCGCGACGGGTTGAAAGAGGTTGAGGAAATCGGGACGGGCGCGGCGCTGGAACAATTCGCCATAGATCGGGCCGTAGGAGGCGGCGCGCACGACGTTGTAGAATTCTTCCGGCTTCTCGGAGTGCTCGCCGACCGGCGCCTCGAAATGCGTGGCGATGTCGTCCCGCCGCGTGCGCAATTCGCCGCGCACCCCGAACAGCACATGCTCGGTCGAATTGCGGAAATAGGAGCCCAAGCCCAAGCGCGGCTTGACCCAAGTCAGGACCGTCTTATGGGCGAAGCCCCAGCGCGCCATCAATTCGACGGCGCGCGTCATGAAATTATTGGTGGTCCAGAGATAGAGATGGCAATTGTCTTCCGCCCATTGCGCCACGTCGAGCGCCAACAGCTCGTCGTGAGTCATGGTGGCATAGCCGGGCGCCGCGCGGCCGGCCAACGAGAGCCACTCGTAGTCCCAAGGCGGATCGACCACCAGTGTCTTGAATTTTCCCGGCACCGGCGCGAGGCTCGCAACGCGCTCCTCGTCGCGCATCATGCGCAGCTTGCGATAGGCCCCGGTCACCTTGCCGGTGCGGTCCATCTCCTCGACCAGGCGACCGAATTTTTCCGGCTCCGCCTCCGCCGCCTCCACCACGGCGGCGATCTTCTCCACCGTGCGGCCGGACACGCCGGCGAACGCGCCGATCTTGTCGCGCGTTTCGCCGGCATCTTTATTCCGGAAATTTTCCGGATTTTTCGGCGGCCTGCCGCGCGGCGTTGCGACTAGAGATGCCATCGCCCGGCGGATCGCCTCGATCTCGCTTGGCAGAAAATCCTTGCGCTGGCTGTTCTCCGCGAATTCCCCGCGCACAATGTCGTCCAGATCGACTTCGGTGACCGGAATCTCCTTCCAGCCGAGCAGCTTGGCCGCCGCCAGCCGCCGCGCGCCGGCGATCAAGCGGCCCTGCTTGGTCACCACGATGGGATGCAGCAGGCCGACCTCGCGCATGCTGCGCGCGAGTCCGTCGACATCGCCAAGATCGCGGCGATGCCGCACGCCAATCTCGATGCTGTCGAGCTTGCGCAGCTTCATCGCACCCAGCGATAGGCGATGACGCGCGCGCGCGAATAGACGCCGACGCCGACCGCGTTGTTGTGATTGCCGGAGAGGATGATCGGATCGTCGCCGGCATAGCCCTGCACGATGCCGACGTGGCCGCCGCGCGCGCCGCGGCTGAGCACCGCGACGCAGCCGACGCAGCCGTGCGGCGCCGGCGCGCCGATGCGCGCCCAGGCGCGCGCGCGCCACAACGCCCGATCGGCGAGGCCGAAGTGGTGCTGCAACCAGCATCCGCACCAGCGGCGCGGCGGGCAAAAGGGTGGGCGGCCGCCGCCCGGCGCGTCGAGGAGGAACCGCGCGGGATACGCGATGGCGGCCGCCCGCGGGAGCGTCGGCGGTGGCGATGGGGCGAGCTCCCGCATCTCGTATTGATCGGTGGCCTCGCGTGCCTCGGCGGCCAGCATCAGCGCCAGCAGCGCGGCGGCCGCGGTCACGAGAACCGCGAGCCAGCGCAACAGGCGATGCGCGCGGGCGCGGGCGAACGAGTCTTTGACCGGCTCGGGCCAGACAAAATGCGGCATGCGTCGGCCTCCTCCTGGCACGAAAACAACGGACGCGGAACGGAAACGAAAACGCGGACGGCTGCGGATCGCTCAGCGGCGGCGCTGAGCGTCGATGCCGGCGATCAGAAGGAAAATGACGGCGAAGGCGGCGAAGAAGATCGCGCTCTTGCGGTCACCGCCGTCGAGCACGGCGAGCGCGCCGGTAGTCATAGCGCCGGCGATCAGCGTCGCGATCGCGCCGGATATTCCAATTTGAAAATTGCGCAGCATGGAATGTCCCTTTCAGTGGCCATGGAAGGAACGCAAAGGTCCGCCGCATCGCGGGCCGTTACATCAGTCGAAGATTTCGGAGAGCAGCACGGCGGCCGCCCGTGGCGGCGGCCGGCGCGTGCCGGCGAGATAGTAGGAAGCGGCGCGAAGCGAACAGCGCAGGCGAAAGGCGAGCTCGGCGTCGGTCTTGACCGGCCAGAGCGCCTTGCAGACGGCGCCGAATTTCGAGCCGCTGCACGCGCGGCAAGATGGGCGATCAATTCCCGGCGCGCCATCGCCGCCTGTCGATCGAGTGCGGGCGTTCTCATGCCGCGCCCCGATTCTGTCTCGCCCTCGCGGCGGCAAGCGCCGCCAGCGTCGCCACCGTCACGCCCTTGATCTTGAGCCGACGGGCGGCAATGGCGGTGCGCAGGAAATACGCAGCGGGGATGGAGCCCCGCTGCCGCATGGTCTGAGCATGGCCCACCGGAATGCCGATCTCCCGCGCGAACCGGGCCGGGCCGCCAAACGCCGCAAACACATCTTCGAACGTGCGCATGCTGCGCTGTCTATACGAAACGTATAGGCTTGTCAATACGCAGCGTATCGGGCTTTCTGGCGCAAGTCACGGTTGCCATTTTCGTGCGATTGATAGGTGCTTACCGTCCAGCCGAAAGCCCGCGCCGCCGCCGCGGCGGAGGCAAAGCCGGCGCGATGACCCGATCACGGACGTTGCTGTGGAATGGGCCGCGCGGGTGCGCAGCATGGTGCAAAGATGAAGCCGCTCAAATTGTGCGCTATCGCCCTTCTCTGCACGGCTACAGAGGCCGCGGCGCAGCGATCCGGTTGCGGCTATCTTTTGCGTTGCACCGAAATCCCGGAATGGCGATTGCAGCTCGAACGAATGGAGCAGGAACGGCGGGAGCAAGAACGCCTGCGGCAGATTGAGGAGCGCGAGCGCGAGCACCGGGAACGGGAGCGCAAATTGCGCGAACAGGCCGCAGCGGCCGATCGCGCGCGATATAGGGATCTCCTGCGCCAGCCCGACAAATATCAAGGAATCCTGCTCAAATTTACCGGAAAGGTCGTGCAATCTGTCCAGCACGGCGACTTGTTCGCCTTGCGCGTCAATATCAACCGCAGCGGCGGTGTATGGGTCGACACCATCTGGGTCGATTACGTGCGCCCCAAGCATGAGCGCAGGCGCATCGTCGATGACGACCTGGTGAGCTTGCGCGGCCGATTGGTCGGCATCAAAAGCTACGTATCGATTGCCGGCCAGACGATCCAAATCCCCCATATTATCGCCTGCGATCTGCGCCCAGAGGGCGTGACCGTCCTCACAGCCCCCGCGAATTGCTAGCAAAAATGCCCGTTTTTCTGGCGGGTGGATAACGCCTCCCCGGCCCATACATTTCGTGTTGACATTCTTCTATACGTTTTGTATAGATAAGCGCAGGCAGGGAGGTCGCCTATGAAATACGCCCGCCATCGCTGGATCGATCGCCACCGCACCTATGGTTCATGGCGCGCGCGCTGCGCGCGCTGCGGCCTGGAACGCGATCAACGCTTCGCCTACGGCCGCCATTGGGTCGAGTGGCGCCAGGCTGGCGGCGAATGGTTCGCCGCTTCACAAACGCCGGCCTGCGAGGTCATGCCGTCCATCAGCGGAGCCGATCGATCCAGCGATGGCGCTGGCAGGGAGGTCGCCCTATGAAATACGCCTTCACCGTTGAGGCCCTGATCGGGATCGCGCTGTTGACCGCCGTGGTGCTGGCCGCGGCGCAGGTGGCGCAAAAATTCTCCGTCGTCATCGCGGTGCTGCCATGACGCAGGTGCGCACCGACCGAGACATCTACCTCATCCGCTGCCGCCACGGCCGCGCCGACTACATCCGCGAGCGCGATGTGGCCGCCTGCGATCGCAAGACCACGGTCGAGGACATTGCCTCGGGCGAGGTCGAGCACGTGATCGCGGTCTATTGCTCCAACCCCGAGGAGGGCTGGGCGCGCGACGTGAGCGAGGACATCGCCCACGACGTGCTCGCCTACTGCCGCGACCGCTACGGCGAGGTGCCGTCGCACGTCGCCGACTTCGTCACCGAATTCATGCCGTGGGCAGCATAGGGCGCATCGCGAGCGCGGGCCTGCAGTGATCCGGGCCGACGGCACGCGCGAATGGTGGCGCGATGGCAAATGGATTCACGAGGAGCAGCCGCGATGACCAACATCCCGATCACCAGCACCGCCGCCGCGCCCGCAAGCCTGGCGCTCGGCCTGCACGAGGCGATCTTCGCCCACTTTCGGCAACACGGCAACGACGGCCAGGCCTGCGCGCAGATCATCGAGGCCATCGTCGCGCTGGCGCGCGACTACGAGCAGGCGGATCGGCATTTCCGCTGGCGACTAATCCGCAAATTGGCGGAGGCGCGGCGAGTTCCAACGAGTGGAGAGTTAGGAGACGCAAAATGAGCCAAGCCAATCTCATTAGGCCGGAAGAAACGGCATCGCGAGCAATCGAGCAGGAGGCCGCGGCCATCACCCCATTGCAGATGCTCGACCGCGCCATTGCATCCGGCGCGGACATGGAGGTTTTGACCAAGCTGATGGACCTATATGAGCGGTGGCAGGCGAATCAGGCGCGCCGCGCGTTCAACGAGGCCATTGCCGCGGCCAAGGCGGAAATTCCGGTGATTGCCAAGAACCGCGAGGTGGATTTCATCTCGCAGAAGGGCCGCACGCACTATCGCTATGAGGATTTTGCCGGCATCGCGCGCGTCATCGACCCGATCCTCGCCAAGCATGGGCTATCCTATCGATTCCGGACCACCGCTGCCAATGGCGTTCTGACCGTCACTTGTGTTCTCTCGCATGTCGCCGGCTATGCCGAGGAAAACAGTCTGCCGGCCTCCTACGATGAGACCGGCAACAAGAACCCGATCCAGACGATAGGATCGACGCAGACCTATCTGCAACGCTACACGCTCAAGGCCGCGCTGGGTCTTGCCGCGTCCGACGATGACGACGGGCGGGCTGCGGCGGCCGCGGAAACCATCTCGCCCGAGCAGGTGGCCGAATTGCAGGACCTGATCGCCGCCTACGGCGCGCCGAAGGAGAAATTCCTCAAGTACCTGAAGATCGAGAGCCTGGTCGAATTGCCGGCGGCGCAATTTGCGAAGGCCAAGGCGGCGCTCGAGCGCTGGAAGGCCGGCCAGGCAACTCAGGCCAAGAAGGCCACGCCATGACCGAGACATTGCAAGGCACGCCGGAATGGCATCTGGCCCGGCTCGGCAAGGTCACCGCCTCGCGCGTGGCCGACGTGGTGGCGCGCACGAAGAATGGCTACGGCGCTTCGCGCGCCAACTACATGGCCGAGCTGATCGCGGAGCGGCTGACTGGCACGCCGGCCCCGGATTACGTCAGCGCCGCCATGCAATGGGGGCTCGACAGGGAGCCGGAGGCGCGCATCGCTTACGAATTGTTCTATGGTTATGAGGTTGCGCCGGTCGGCTTTATCGATCATCCGAGCATTGCAATGTGCGGCGCGTCGCCGGACGGGCTGATCGGTGACGACGGACTCGTCGAGTTCAAATGCCCGAACACCGCGACGCACATCGATGCGTTGCTCGGCGCGACGATTGAGAAAAAATATCTGCTGCAGATGCAATGGCAGATGGCCTGCACCGGCCGGCGCTGGTGCGATTACGTCTCCTACGACCCGCGCCTGCCGACGGAGATGCAATTGCTGGTCCAGCGCGTGGTGCGCGACGACAAGCTGATCGAGGAATTGTCTGGCGAGATCGTCGGCTTCTTGCGGGAGCTGGACGAAAAACTCGCCGCGCTGAAGGCGCGCTATCAAACCAGGCAGGCGGCATGAGACCGATCATCTGCGAATGGGACGGCGAAGCGTTGCGCCCGATCCGGCACCAGCGCAAGACGGCGGCTGGGCAATTCGTCGTCGGTCGCCGCTATGTGATGACCGCCGTCGAGCAACGATCGTGGGCGAGCCACAACCATTACTTCGCGGCGCTCAACGAGGCATGGCTCAACCTGCCTGAGGACCAGGCGGAGCGGTTCCCATCTGCTGATCATTTGCGCAAGTACGCGCTGATCAAGTGCGGCTATGCCGACGAACAATCCATCGTCTGCTCCTCGCACGCGGAGGCTCTCCGCGTGGCGGCGTTCGTCGGGCCGATCGACAGCTATGCGGTGGTCGCGATCGACGGCCGCGTCGTGCGACGATTCACCGCCAAATCGCAGTCGCGGAGCGCCATGGGCAAAGCCGAATTCGAGAGATCAAAGCGCGCCGTGCTCGACTACGTGGCTGGCCTGATCGGCACCACCGCAGAGCAGCTCGCGGATCATGCCGCGCCGGCGCCGCAACCGGAGTTTGCCTGATGCCGCGCGCCGTGAAGGAGTGGATCGGCCGCAGGCCGGAGGCTCAGCCGCCGCCGCGGGTGAAGCTGCGCATCTGGTGGCGGCAGGGCGGCCGTTGCGCCGAATGCCGGCGCGAGGTTTACGCGCGCGACAAGCCGCAGTTCGACCATGTCGTCGCGCTCGTCAACGGCGGCGAGCACCGCGAGAGCAATTTGCGCATGCTGTGCGGCTGGTGCCATGGACAAAAGACCCGCGCCGACGTGCGCGAGAAGGCGCGGGTGGCGGCGCGGGCGAAGTCGCATTTCGGGCTGCGCAGCAAGCGCAGCCGCTGGCCCTACGGGCGAGGCTCGCCCTGGAAAAAGAAAATCGGCGGACAAATTGTGAGACGTTACCAATGCAAAGGAGATGAAGATGAAAAGACGCTTTTTCGTGATCGATGACGAAAACCTGCCATCATGGTCGACAAAAACCGATAGTCCCGAATCGTTCTCCACATTTGCGGCCGCTCTGAAGCGCGCGAAAGAGTGCGCAGAGGCATCGCCTGGCGTAGATATTTTAATCTGCGAGACACACACGATCGTCACCGCAACAGTTGCGCCAGCATCTGTACGGAAAGTAACCCGGAGCCGCAGCAGCCGGCGTCTGTACGGTAAGTAACGTGAGCGAACAGCGCCGGCCCTTCACCCCGCGCACGCTGGCATCGTCGAGCGTTTCGGTCGCGCCGCTGTCGGCCCGCGCGGCTGGCGCTCTGAGATCGCGGTCATCCGCGAGCTGCTTGCGCCGGATCTCAAAACCGCATTGGCGCTGATGCGCCGATACCCGGAGGTAAAAATTCATATCCACGAACAGGAGAGCCAAAATGGACATCGGCAGGCCCGTAAAAATTGTTGAACGGCAACCCCTAGTATGGATCGCTTGCGACCCGCACGCGCCGGAGATGCTGCGTCAGCATCGCCTCAGCCTCGACATGCTGTGCCAATTGGCGCAGCTCAGGAAGTCGCGCGAGAAAGAGAAGATTGTCGAACATCAACAGCAATCGGTGAAATGACGATGTACGTCATCGCCCGCGATCGCGAAACCGGCCAATGGGTCTGTCTCGGCCGAACAGAGTGGCATCCGCCGATGCGGATCGGGCGCAAGACAGTGGCGGGAACATACAGCGACAACATTCCCCGTGCGGCCCGGCGCTCGCCGTTCTGGCGCGACCTGCGCGTGGTCGGCGAGAACGACGAAATTTTGCAAAGCCTACTCAATAAGGAGACAACATGAGCGCGCTGATGTTTGACGTGAGCGAGGGCGACATCATGAATGCGATCGCGATTGCGATCGCCGAAAGTTTTTCCGGCGAGCGCCGCGATGCGATGATCCGCGACATCGTGCGGGCGCATTTGGCCTACAAGGAGAGCGTCTATGACAAGGAAACCCTACTCGCCAAGCGCGTCGGTAAAATCATTCGTGATATCGCCGAGCAAAAGCTGGCGGAGGTAGTGCAATCATGGGAGCCGGACATTGAAGCGGTGGTTAATCGCTGTTTAGGCCCGGTCTGCAAGGCGACGGTGCTGGAGCAATTGGAGCGCGCGATTCAGCGCGTTGCGCTCGGAAAATTCCGCCTTGACGCAACGATCGATGCGGAGGAGCGATGCGATGAAAGCTGAGAGCGCCGCATGCCGCTGGTGCGGCAAAAGCCACGATGGGCTATGCCCGCAGCAACCGCTCGTCTGGACGGAGACATGCCGCTGGTGTGGCAACCATCACGCCGGAAAGTGCCCGTTGGTGCGCGCCATCGAATACTATCCCGACGGCGCGATCAAGCGGGTGGAGTTTGCAATGCCGGCGGACAATCCGCCGTCGCTGCCATCGCCATCGACGCCGCAGCCTCGGAGAGAATCCGTGATGCAGTGTGCGATCTCCCGCGCGAGCAGCGGCGGGACGGCGTTTCCTATCTGGCGAAAAGCGGAGTTCATTGTCCCCGCGAAGACAAATCCATCGGGAAAGGACTGAAGCCGAGCCGCCTCACGGACTGTTACCACGCGCGCCTGCGCACTGTCGTAGTGGATATGGGTGTAGGTGTCCTTGCCAATGTGGGCCGTGAGCGTCCGTACGGGGCGGTCCGGATGCATCTTCCACCACCGGTTCGGAAACTTTGCCGGATCATACGGCGGAACGATGCTTTTCCGCAGCGCCCGCCACTCGGCACTCCCAGGCTTCACGCCGCGACGCCGTGCCCGTGCTTCAAACAGGCGCAGAGCAATCTGATGTGCCTCCGGGTACTCATCACCAGGCTCCATCGCCCGGAAGATGGGAGCGTCGCGCGGAAGATATCTCAACACGTGGTCATACACGCCGTCGCGCTCCTCGAATCCCGGCCACGAGCGCATCGCACAAGCGTAAGGCGAAAGGTTGGTCCAGGCGGTCCTCCGATACGACACCCGTTCATCGAAGCGCCTCGCTCCACGGCGAAGTCTGCCTTCGAGGTGAAGGGTCACCGGCGGAAGATCGGCGATCGCCTCCTGCGCTGTCACAGCACGCGGAAGCTCGTCATGACCGGTATCGGCTTCAATGAAGCCATCGGCGCCGGAAATTCTGATCAACTTCAAGGCGACCGCTCGGGCCCCGGCATATCCGGGGGGAAGTTCGCATTTGTGGGTTGCTTTCGGAAAGCGAAGCACGGCACCGACATCCCGATGGAAGGCAATCATGTACACACGATCGCGCATCTGGGGAACGCCGTGGTGTGCGGCGTTGATGAGTGAATAGGCTGCGTCGTAGCCCATGTCGTCGAGCGACTCGACGATCTCCTGCATGACGTTGTGCCCGCCATGGTTCAGAATGTCGGGCACGTTCTCCATCAGCAGCCCCAGGGGCTTCAGCCGCTCGACATAGTGCAAATATCGCAGATAGAGATTTGCTCGCGGATCAATTTTGAAGGCGCGCGGATGATCGGCGACCTCGCGAAGCTTGGCGCGTCCCACGCGCGCATAGGCCTGACAGGGCGGCCCGCCGACTATGAGGTCAAACGCTTCAGCGGGATTCCCAAGCCCAAACTCCTCGACCAGCTGTTCCGGCTCGACGGTCGAGACGTCGCGCGGTTGCGCGTGGTGCGCGATGATCCGATCAGGCTTGCCCTTGAAGAAATTGACTGCGTGAGAGCGGGCGGCGAGCTCATCCGTCTCCATGGCGGCGACGATCTCGCAGCCAGCCGCCTGGAATCCGAGGCTGAGGCCCCCGCAGCCGGCGAACAAATCGAGCACGCGTGGGCGCGCACGCGGCGTGCCGCTCAGCCGCCGCAGCTTGGCGGCGATGGCAATTGACGATTTCATCTGTCGGTTCTGGTCCGCCCCCGATGCGCCTGGTGCCGCAGCCAGGTTACCAGGTCCGGCGAATTTTGCCAGGCCCGGAATGCCGGGGCGATAACGTTTCTGGAGGAGGATGCGATGGGGGGCGAGGGGAGAATTGTCCCGTTCAACGATCTGGCCACAGCGGACCTTCACGTTGATGCGGTCTACGAGGGGGGACGTGTTGGCAATGCCGGCGATGATCCCTTGCCACGCCTTCTCAGTGTCTCAAACATGGGCGGCTTTCGATACCGCGGAACCCTGGCCGCGCTTGAGATGGTTGTCCTCACATCGACCCTCAGTGATCCAGACTGGCCCGACGAGCTGGACCGCGAATCGCCGCTTCGGGGTCACACACAATGGAAATGATCATGGCGGCGGCGGCACGCGCTCAAGGCGGTCCATGCGGCGCTCGATGGCGGTGAGCTGCGATTTCAGTTCCGCCGTCGCCACGGTTATGGCGGTCAGCTTTTCGATCGCGGTCTCGATATTGGTGATGCGGCGGTTGATGGCCTTGTCCACCGCGACGATCTGCCGATCGAGATAGCGAATTTCCGTGATCGCGCCGTAGTAGGCGCCACCGGCGCCGAAAATGATCGAGCAGACGGTGAGCACCTGACCGAGATTGACGGTCAGTTCGAAGCCGCGGCGGCCATTTTCACGTTTGCGGTTCATCGCTCGGTCAGATAATTGCCCATCAAGCGCGGCACGAACAGGCAGTAGGTGCGCGCGCGGTCGTGGGCGATATAGCGGCTCTGCACCGCATCGTAATCGCAAGCGCAGCGCCAAAACTTGCCGTCCTCGGAGAATCCGGCCCGCCCGACCGTCTCGCCGCTCGCGACGATCCGCCAGCGGTCGCCCGGCAGCGGAATGACATCGCGCAGCCCAACCTCAAAGCAACAGCCGTTGGTCACGCAGCATCGCTGCGGGATCCAATCCGGCGCCGCCGCGCTCAGCGACAGCGACAACAGAACCACGAGGCATGATTTCATTGCGCGCCCCCGCAGATTGCCCGCCATGCCGCGTTATGCGCCTTGATCTGCCGGATCGTGCCGTCGGTGTCCTTGTTCGACCACCGGATCGGCTCGAACGCCGAGCAGGCGACGGCGTCAGTCCCGACGGAAGCCGTCGTCATCGCGCAGCCGGGCAGGATCGGAAGCAGCGTCAGCAGCAGCACGGCGCGCATCGCGCGCCTTGGCGATGAGATCGAGCGCATGGGTGGCGGATTCCGCGATGGCTTCGGCCCGGCCAGCGCCCCTTGCCCGCAGCTCGCGCGCCATGGCGAGCACGGCGAGAACGATGCGGGCGAGTGCTAACAGAGCCGCAAGCCAATTCATTCGGTCTTGCTCTTCATCGCCGGCGTGTCGGTCACGAAGCGCAGGATGGCGCCGACAATGCCGATCACAGTGACGGCTATGCCGGCGCGCTCGGAGCCGAGCAGATCGACCCAGTCGGCGGCCTGAAGGACGCCGAGCACGGCGATCGCTACGTTGAAGGCGAGCGTCTTCCAACCCTTGAACATGAAAACCTCCATGGGGTGAGCGCCGCATTCACGGCTGGGCGCGGGAGCCGACCACAAATATGCAGACGAAAACGTCAGGCTTCGTTCAGCGACAGCGCGCCGGTCGCTTCGAGATGGATTGGGCGCACGTTGGCGGGCTGGATGCGATAGAGCGGGCGGCGCGCGGCATAAAGGCGGGCCTTGGCGATCCGCGCGATGCAGACCCGATCGGATTGGTTGCCACCGAGCACGTGAAATGCGGACGCGTCCTCGCCGACATAGAGGCCGACATGGCCGCCGCCGCCGCGCGTGAAGACGAGCACGTCGCCCAGCGCCGGCGCCGGCGCTTTGGCGCCGAAGGCGGACCACGACAGCGCCCAAAGCGGATGCTTCGGAAGCTCCTTGCCGGCGCGTTTGGCGACCACCGCCATGAACAGGCCGCACCATGGAATGCTATCGGCCTTGTAGATATCGGCGACCTCGCCGCCGACCTCCTTCGCCCAGGCGACGATGGTCGGGTTGTTCGCCGAGCCCGGCTTCTCCATCGCGCCGAAGAGCTTCAGCGCCTCGACGATCATCTTCGGTCCCGGCTCGCGCGCGAGCCAGGCGTAGCGGGATGGCAGCATTTGTAAATCCCCCCTACATAGCCTCGGTGCGCGAAATTTCGTAAAATCGCACGCCATTGGAGCGGAAGGTTAGGGTAAACGACTTGCCGCTCTCGGTGCCGGTCGACAGCGCACCAGCCGACACGAACGAG